TTCAGGTGTTGTACTTAAAGAATTAACCATTTCACCGCTATAAACTCACCAACAATATTTATTTGTATGGCTGTTTTTTGCATTAATGAAACTTAGGTATTCACCAACCATAATTAAACAAGCTCGCGACCATTATGTTTTTGGTGCGTACACGTTTGATGAAATTTCAGAAATGCCCGACATGCCAAGTGCGCGAACCTTACGACGCTGGGCTGATGAAGGGGCATGGGATGATTTATGCCCGTCGATAAATGCTGAAACGGCTATTGCGCGTAGAATTGTTTTATTAGCTGAGCGTGAAGATAAAACCGACAAAGACTATAAAGAGCTCGACTTTCTCACTAAACAGCAATGTGCGCTTAATCAGTCGCGCTTACCTAGTGCCGGGTTAACTAAAAAATATGGTCAAGCTCAACCTAAAAACCATGTAAGTAATGACGAACCACAAAGCAGTGGTAAGAAAACCCGCAAGAAAAAAATAAAAAATGATGTGTCAGGCATTACTAAAGAAATGCTTGATAAGTTAAAAGACGAATTACTTTATCCTCACCAATTACATTGGTTCGACAATCAAGATCACCGTGCCCGTTTTATTTTAAAACCTCGACAAATTGGCGCGACTTTCTATTTTGCCTTTGAAGCGTTTTACGATGCGGTTATTAATGGCAGAAACAAAATATTTATTTCAGCGTCACGCGACCAAGCTGAAATATTTAAGGCCAATATCATTGCCATATGCCGTGAGTACTTCGGCATTGAATTAAGCGGCTCACCACTGGCCCTAAACAATAACGGTAAAACAGCCACCCTTTATTTTAAATCAACCAATGCTCGTACTGCGCAATCAGCCAGTGGCGATTTATATATTGATGAAGTGTTTTGGATCCCCAAGTTCAAAGAATTACGCTCACTCGCGCAAGCAATGGCAACTCATAAACACTTACGAATTACTTATTTCAGTACCCCTTCGGTTACCAGCCATGAAGCGTACGACTTATGGAATGGCCGTTGGTATAGAAAAACAAAAGCCTGTAACGACCCTGAATTTGAGGTAAATACTAGCCATAAACATTTAAAACATGGCGTTAAATGTGGAGATGGTATTTGGCGACAACGCTTACACGTTTACGAAGTTGTTGAACAAGGCTTTGACCGCATTGATATTGAAACACTCGAAAATGAGTACTCAACAGAAGAATTCGATAATTTATTTCGATGTAAATTTATTGATGACGCGCATTCAGCCTTTAGTTTAAAACAAGTTATGGCATGTGTTGGTAATTCTGACAAATGGAAGGACGTTGACCACTCTTGGTCAAGACCTTACGCCATGAAACCTGTGGTTATTGGTTTTGACCCTGCACGAACCCGTGACCAAGCCGCAGTTGTTGTAATGACTTTACCTGCAAATTCATCTGAAAAATTCAGGATTATTGAAACCCTTAATTTAACGGGTAACGACTTTGAAACCATGGCAAGTGAAATAGAAGAACTCACCAGAAAATATCATGTGGTTCACATTGGTATTGACACCACGGGTATTGGTTATGGCGTATTCGAGCTTATTCAAAAGTTTTTCCCTATGGCTATGCCACTGCATTACAACCCTATATTGAAAAACCGCATGGTGCAAAAAGCGATAAACATTATTTACAACAAGCGTATTGAGTTTGATGAAAATTCAGTGGGTATTGCCAGTAGTTTTATCAACATTCGTAAAAAGGTGGTGGGCGATCAAATTACCTATGCCACTAACCGAACCGCTTCAACAGGCCATGCCGATATTGCGTGGGCAATTATGCACGGTTTAATTTATGAGCCGCTTTCAGGTGGTATCGACAGCACACGAACATCAATAGGAATAGCCGCTTAATGAATTTAAACAAAAGTACTAAGAAACGCTTTCAAAAAAACAGTGTTAAATCGACTGAAACTAAAAGTGAAAACAGCAATGTTGCAAGCTTTAGTTTTGGCGACCCTGAACCTTGTTTAGATAATAGGCTAACGGATTACATGGGGATTTTTGCCGACATGAACGGGGTTTACACACCACCCATTTCATTAACTGGCTTAATTAAATTACTTGATGTTAACGCGCAACATGCCCCTATTTTATATTTTAAAAGAAACATGATTTTAAAATGGTTTAAACCGAATTCTATTTTAAATAGAAACAACTTTAGTAAGTTCGCATTCGATTATTTGTGGTCAGGGATGGGCTATTTTCAGGTAATAAAAAACAGTTTTAAACAAATAATTAAACTTAAACATTTACCCGCGTTGAATATGCGTTACACCAATGTTCACAACGTGTACGCCCAATTACAAAGTAACGGCAAGGTTTTAAAATTTAAACCTGGTGAAGTTATTCAAATAAAAGAGTACGACCCACGCCAAGGTATTTACGCGATACCGCAGTATTACGGGGGCATTCAGTCAGCTTTGCTAAATGAAGATGCAACATTATTTCGTCGTAAATATTTTAAAAATGGTGCCCATATGGGTTTTGTTTTCTCTATGGCTGACCCTAGTTTAACGATAGATGATGAAGACAAGCTAAAGGCGGCTATTGCTGAGAGTAAGGGTGTTGGTAATTTTAGAAGTTTATTTATTAATACTAAAACCCCCAAAGCCGATGCTGAAAAAGCGATAAAAATAACTCCAATTGGCGACATTTCAACTAAAGACGAATTTAAAACCATTAAAAGCATAACCCTTAACGACATGCTAAGCATGCACAGAGCGAGTGAAGCTTTAAGTGGTCAAGCAAGTGGTGACAGCCCCGGCTTTGGTGATTTAGGCAAAATAACCCACAGCTATTACAACAATGAAGTTGTGCCACTACAGCAAGAAATGCAACAAATTAACGAGTACTTACCCGCACATTTGCATCTTGATTTTAATATTCCTGCTTATTCAGACTTACACCCTGAATTAGCCACAGAAGCCGATAAATAAGGATATTTAATATGACATGGTTTGATGAATTTTTAACATTAATAGGGTTTAAAGGTTTTTGGTCGCAATGGGGGAAATTGTTTTTTTTATCGGTATTAGCGGCAACCGTACAAATGTATTTAAGCGAAAAGAAATTTACTTTTTTTCACTATTTTATGGGGGTATTAGTCGCTATTTTTGCCGCTTATTCTGCCGCCGCTTTTTGTGAATGGCGACAATTTAATGATGATTTAACAACGGGTGTAATTGCTGTAATTGCGTACTCTGCACCACATATTTTGAACGGCTTAAATAACATGCTTAAGCATATTTCAAGTAACCCTCAAAAACTTTTAAACATGCTGCCATGGGGGAAGAAATAATGCGTTTACTTCCATTATTTAGAGCGTGTTGGCAACTGCTTTGTTATGTGATTATTGGCTTACCTGTTTTGCTTTTGTTGTGCCCTTCTGCTCCATATATTCGTACAAATCATATCGTTTGGTTAGTGTGGATTTGGTTCGACCGCATGGTATGCACCTTCGCCCATGGCACATGGAAACGCACAATAAGCGGCTGGACTGGACAACATTTCATTCGAAAAAAGCGTTACTGCTATCAGTCAAAAGTTATCGACGCTTTAGCGGTTTTATTCGGTGACGATAAGCAACATTGCCAACGAGCTTACCAATGGGAACAGGATAAAGGTTTCGTATGACCGATTCGACAACTAGTAAAAAGCGCTGGTTGTTCGAGATTAAAGTAGTACGGGCAATACGAACTGAAAAATTTGGTGAGCCGTTTGATGCTGAAGTGTTTTTGACTGTAGTTAACGGCCAATTACATATTGAAGGTTTACTTTCCAAAGATGAATTAACTCACATTGATTTAATTGATGTTGAAAAACAGATTAAAGCCATGGGGTTTGATCACTATTACTATTCACGTTTCAAACATAAGCAACGTGTATTAATGAAAAAGAGAATAAAATGACATTATTAAAACAATACCTAATTGCTAACCCTTTGCATGATTTAGCTAAAGTTGTAGCACATAAAACTTTTCAAAATATTAAATTTAATAGTAATGAAATGGCAGGTTATTTATTGTCGAATGATGCGTATTCGTATTTTATGGATTTTACCAATGATATTCAACGAGCAACAGCTGACAGAATAAAAGCGGTATCAAATTTTGATTTTTCAGATAGTGAAGATGGCATCGAAAATAAGTACATGTTGCAAGTGCTTATTAATATTGAAACAGCTGCAAATAATACGGCTATGGTGACAAACCTCACAAATCTACAAACATTGTTGTTGGCTAATGCAGTTAAAGAGACAGCACCCTTTGCCAAAACCACTCAAGCAGAAATGGACGCTGTAAAAGCCGAAATAGCACTGATGGGAGAGCTTGAAAGTTACAACACCTCTTATGCTGATGATAACGACGCGGTTGAAATGAATAAGCTTAAAGCCGATGAGTTGCAATTCGATGTAATTT